GATGTTGTGCAAGACCCAGACCTCCCGATTTCGCAGGCCATGGCAGAAGCCATCATGCGCAGCACCAATGGCGCAGACGTGGCGTATTACCTGGGCAAGAACCCTGACCAGGCCGCTCGCATTGCAAGCCTCGATCCTTTCTCCGCAGCCGTCGAAATCGGGCGCATTGCGGCAACCGTCGTAAGACCGCAGCCCCGAAAAACCAGTAATGCACCACCGCCGATTCAGCCGGTCGGCGCTCGCGCAACCCCGGTCACTGATCCGGACAAGATGAGCGCCGACGAATGGATGAAGTGGCGTAACAGTCAGCTCAAGAAACGCTGATCACACCTTTTTAGCAATCAACGAACCCGCCTAGTGCGGGTTTTTGCATTTTAGGAGATTCAAAATGCCTGGTATTAACTCTGCATCCGGTATTCTTACCCCGACCATGGTTACTCGCGAAGCTCTGCGTGTTCTGCACCAGAAGCTGAATTTCGTCGGTAACATCACTCGTGACTACGACAATTCGTTTGCCAAGACCGGCGCGAAGATTGGCGATACCGTCAAGGTTCGTTTGCCGAACCAATACACCGTGCGAACCGGCGCGGCGCTTTCGGCACAGAACACCACGGAATCTACCGTGTCTCTGCAAATCAGCACCCAAAAGGGCGTTGACTTGAACTTCACATCTGCTGAACTGACGCTGAACCTTGACGACTTCTCGCAGCGCATTCTGGAACCGGCCATGTCCGTCCTTGCTGCCAACATCGAAGCCGACGCACTGTCGATGGCCCTCGATGTTTATCAGTCGGTCAATAACATTGGTTCCGCCATCTCACTGAATAAGGTTCTTGTCGCTCGCAAGCTGCTTAATGACTCTCTGGCTCCGATGGATAACCAGCGCACCGCCCTGCTGAACACGCAGGACAACGTTGATCTGGTCGATTCGTTGAAAGGTCTTTTCCAGGACTCCGAGGCCATCAAGAAGCAGTACAAAGAGGGCATCATGGGTCGCACCGCTGGCTTGGATTTTTACGAAAACACGCTGCTCGCCAACCAGACTACCGGCACCGCTGCCAGCGCCACGACTTACACGGTCAACGGCGCGAACCAGACCGGCTCTGGCGTTATCGTGGCCACTGGCGCGACGACCTTCAAGCGTGGCGATATTGTGACCTTTGCCGGCTGTAACCGCGTGCATCCGGAAACCAAGGCTGATACCGGCGTCCTGCAACAGTTCGTCGTGACTGCTGATCACGGCGGCGGTGCTGGCACCCTGGCAATCTCCCCGGCTATCGTTACTTCCGGCGCTTACCAGAACGTGTCGGCATCCCCGACCAACGGCGGCGCAGTCGTCAAGGTCGGCAGCGCTTCGGCGATCTACAAGCCGTCGCTGGTGTTCCACAAGGAAGCGTTTGCCTTCGTCACTGCCGACTTGATCATGCCGGAAGGCGTTCATTTCGCCGCCCGTGATGTGATCGACGGTATTTCGATGCGCGTTGTTCAGCAGTACGACATCAACCAGGACAAGTTCCCTTGTCGTCTCGATGTGGCCTACGGGTACGCAACGCTTCGCGCTCAACTGGCCGCACGCATCCTGTCCAACTAATACCCCGTGTTAATACCCCGTGTAATGAGGCCAATCCGCACCAATCAAGGGAATCAATTACACGGGTATTCATCTGTTAGACAGGGGTAATTAAATCGTCCCCCAAGGTATCCACCAAATTGGGGGGCGGTCATTTATTGACAAATGGAGTCGAAAATGAAATCCACTGAATACCCGAAGCAGCTCTATCGCAAAGGCTGGGAAGACCTGACCGACACCATCGTCGCCAATGACGAGGCCGAAGAAGAAGCGGCCCGCGCCGATGGCTTCAAGATGCTGTCAGAAGAGGACGGCGAAGAAGCCCCGAAGCGTGGCCGCAAGGCTAAGGTAACGGAGTAAGCCATGACGACAGCGAACGACATCATCAACCGTGCGCTGCGTTCGCTGTCTGTCATCGGGCAGGGCGAATCAGCCGATACGAATCAGGCGAACGACTGCCTTGTTGCCCTTAACGACATGATTGCTTCGTGGGCTAACGAATCGCTCATGCTCTTTCAGGTGGTTCATGACCCCATTGTTCTGACGCCGGGAAAGAAGGACTACACCATCGGAGAAGGGGCCTACGACATCAACACGGTGCGCCCGGTCGAAATCCTGCAAGCCTTTGTCCGGCTGAATGGCGCTGATTACCCGGTCAAGATCATCGACCGCCAGCGCTATCAAAGCATCGTGCTGAAGACCACGCAGAGCAATATTCCGTCGTGGCTTTACTACGACACCGGCTTCCCTGCTTCAACGATCCGCTTGTGGGCGGTGCCATCGGTCGCGAATACGCTCTACATCGACTCACAGAAGGCGCTGGCCGGGTTTGCCAGCCTGTCCGATGTGGTTGCCCTGCCTCCGGGTTATGAACGCGCCTTGCGCCTGAATCTGGCCGTTGAGTTGATGCCAGAATACCAAGTCAGCAACCAGCGGCTTGACCAGATGGCCCGCCAGGCGAAGGCCGGCATCAAGCGCACGAACTCGACGCCGATCATTGCAAACCTTGGCTTCAATGAACGTCGCCGTTACTCGGTGTTTTCTGACTCGACGCAATGACCGACTTACGCATTCCGCTGGCCGCTGATCTTGAAACGCGGGACGGCTACACTAGCCGCGACCAGATCATCAAGAATGCGGTGGTCGAGACAGATGGCGAATTGACTGCAGCCGTCAAACGGCCAGGCGCTTCTTCGCTCGGCACGCTCGGCGCGATGACGGCGCAGGGAATGGGCGCGTTCGGTAACAAGCTGAAGGTCGTGGCCGGCGATGGGTTCAAGGAAGTGACGACCACATCCGGATCGGTATCGGTCGACGTATCAACCGCACTCAGCCCGGCATTCCCCGGCCTTGATTTCTCGACGCAGGTTTCCAGCCAAGGGGCAAACAACGTGATGATGATCAAGAGCAGCAAGGAAGCGTGGATTTACAAGCCATGACGACTAACCGGCTATCCCTCGTCAATTCGCTGCGTTCGCGCCCTGGTGACTACACCAAAGACGCCCGCATGACCAACGCCTACCAGGACAGGTCCAACGGCGTTGAACTGCTTCGCAAGCGCCCCGCAGCCAAGTCACTAGGCGGGGCTGTCATCGGAGCCAACACGCAACTGCTCGGGAACCTGCTGGAAGCGCACGTCGGGATTGTTGGGGCCGGCGGCGGTCTGGTGACGATTAACGAGTCGTCTTCGTCGTCGGCAGCAACCTTCACGACATCAACCAAGACGACAGGTGCAAATTGCACATCTGTTGCGCCGAGCGTGTCGTTTTTGAGCGTGCGGGGGGTTGGAAATGGAACGTGGTATTACCGATCTGTTCGATGGCGGGTAGAGCATTTCAACGGGTCATCATGGGTTGCCGGGTCATACAAGACGGTCGCCATGGGGGCGCAAAGCAGCACCGCGCAAAACGACACGACAACGTACACATTCCCAAGCGCCGGGGTTTGGCAGTGGCGCATTTATGCCGAGGCGTTCGATACAAACGGGACAACGTGGGGAGCGGTCACTTACAGCTATTCATCTGAAAACGTTTCCGCTGCAAACATATCTGCAAACCAGCAGTTTCCGACTACGGCGGGCGGCAAGGCAGTTTATGCCACGTTTGGCGCTCCAACGGGGTCGGATGAAATATACCAAATCACTTACAACGCTACCCCGTCGATTCGGTATTGGGTATCGGCCGGAAACGATACCTACGGGCTGCTTTTGTCGTTGGCGCATGGATACACGTCGGGGACTCATTACACGGTCAATCCGTCGTCGTACAACCATCAGAACTCGCTAACTCAAACCATCGCAACAGGCAAAATCGGGACAACCATTGGATCAGTGACGACAACGCCAGTTACATGGAGTCCTGGAGCTCAATCGCACACGGTATCCGGTAGCAGCCTGTCATTCAATAACAAGTTCTGGGCGCTCGGGTGCAATGCGCGTGTAGTCGATGTTGGAACAATGACTATCGAATTCACCATGACCGCCATGAGCGCGACGATTTATCGACGGCGCATTACGTCGACCAATAGCACTACGGAGGCGAATACCTATACAGCAGCATCCTACAGCGAAGCCTATGCCGTGGATGGTTCTGCCAGCAACATCACCGATGCCACGAAGGCATTGATTGTTGTCGTCAATGACGATGTTTCCGTGTTCGACCTCACAACATTGCCTTAATCATGGTTGCTCTAAATCCGCTTTACGCCAATCAGCGTTATGACTCGTCATCGGCGCTTTCCGCAGACAACCGGATCACGGTTTTCCTGAAATCCATCTATGAAGGCTTTATCTACAGGAACAAAATGATTACCAAGATCAGCGATGCAGATTATCCGGGGTGGTCGCAGGTAACGCCAACATCGATCACGCGAAGCGGAACAACGGCAACCGTAACCGTCCAATCTGCGGTGAATTGGCAGACCGGATCATCTGTCACCATCTCCGGGGCTGCACAGACCGAATACAACGGAACGTTCGTCATCACCGTGACCGATGCCACGCATTTCACCTATACGATCAGCGGAACGCCGGCCACCCCAGCCACCGGCACGATTGCAATCAAGGGCGGAAGGACGACCGTTCCGGGGATTGTTTTCCTCGACGGTTACTTCTTCGTGATGGACGAAAACGCAGTGATTTATAACTGCGACCTGAACACTCCGGATTCGTGGAATGCACTGAATTTCATCACCGCCATGATTGAGCCGGGGGCAGGCGTGGCTATTGCCAAGTCGCAAAACTACGTCATCGCCATGAAGTCGTGGTCGACGGAGTTCTTCTATGACGCGGCCAATACGAACGGCTCTCCACTGTCGCCGGTTCTGAGCGCCTTCACGCTGGTTGGCTGCGCGTCCGGCCAGTCGGTGGCATCCATCGAAGGCACCATAGCCTGGGTGAGCAAGACGAAGCAGAAGGGGCGGGCTGTCCATATCATGAACGGGCTTCAGCAACAGAAGGTATCCACACCGGACGTTGAGCGCATCCTGAATAACGACAGCCTGGCGAACGTTTACGCCTATGGGCTGAAGGTATCCGGCCACTCGTTCTATATCCTCGGGCTGGTTGGATCAAACCTGACGCTGGCCTATGACATGACCTCGCAGTCGTGGTCAATCTGGTCGAGCCTGACACCGCAGAGCGCGAAGTCCTGTACCATCGTTTCCGCTTCCGGCGTGGCGACCGTGACTTGCACCGCCCACGGTTACGCAGACGGCGACCCGGCACTGATTGCTGGTGCCGGCCAATCCGCTTACAACGGACGCCAGCAGATCAACGTCATCGATGCCAACACCTTCACCTATCTGGTGCCGCTTGGAACAGTTTCACCGGCCACCGGAACTATCACTTGCACCGGCTACACCGAGAGCTATTTCAAATATACGAAATACGTCTATGCCGATGGGCGCGACCTTGTGCTGCACGAAACCACGGGGGAATTGTGCGAGATAACCGAGTCGGTTTATTCAGATTCAGGAAACCCGATTAACCTGCTGGCGAGAACTGGCAAGATCGACGGCAACAGCATCGAACGTAAGACCAATTCGCAAATCAAGGTCATCGGCAACAAGGCAGGCGGGCCGGCAATGCTCCGCTGGTCGAATGATGACTATGCAACAAATTCCACCTTCCGGACGGTTGACCTATCGTCTGAGCAGGCGCGGCTGACGCGCTGTGGTTCTTTCCGCCGTCGTTCGTATGAGCTTCGGCATGTTGGCAATTCGCCGGTTCAGGTTTCAGCGCTTGAGCTGGAAATCAGTCAGGAGAAATAAGATGGCATGGAACTTTGGATTCGGTGGCGCTTCTCAGCCCCAATACACCAGCCGTGATGATATTTTTGGTCAGTCTAACTCTCAGCCTTACGCGTCTGGTGCGTCACAGTTCGGCTGGTCCATGATGCCCAATGGTAATTTCAAAAAGGGCAATCAAGTGATGACCGCCGACGAAATGGCAGGCCAGCTTCCGCGCTGGCAGTCCATCGTCGACAACAGCAACAGCGCCAACTACAACAGCGGCGTAAATTACCTGGCATCCGTCAGCCAATACATCAACCCTAGCAACCAGCCTAACGAGTACGAATCACAGCTTAAAAGTTTGATGGCAAATCCAGATTCTATCAAGGACACTGGGGCTTATAAGTTTGCATTCGATCAAGGGCAGCAGGCTGTTGAGCGCAGCGCAGCAGCAAAGGGGATGCTTGGAAGCGGAAACGTGCTGGCTGAACTTGCGCAGTTTGGTCAAGGCATCGCATCGCAACAATACAACAATGAGGCAAACCGCCTGATGAACATGGCCGGCACGCAAAAGAACTATCTGCTGAACCAGGGCCAGCTTGCGCTTGGCGCGGCAAAGGCGCAGGGCGACGATTACTGGAACGGGAAACAACTGGCAAATCAGTTCTCGCTCAGTTCCGGATATGGCAAACAGAGTCTTTGGTAACAGGAGGAAGCCATGAATTACCTACGCAACAACACGACCGGCGCGACGTACAACTTCGAGTCTTCCCCGATGGCACAGAACGCCCTGGCGCTCGATTATGCCTCCCCGATTGAGGTATATGGGCAAAAGGGCTACCGCATCAAGGGCGACCCGTCCGGCGTGCTGCTGGCCGATGGCCGGAAGATTACGCTCGACCAGAACCCGGACCTGACCAGAGCCCGCCAGATGCAGGCGCTTGAAATGGAAAAGGCCGGGATGAACAATCAACTGCTTGAGGCGCAGATTCGCGCATCCAGTCAGCGAGAAGTTCCGACCTTGCAGCATGTCGAAACGCCAAACGGCCCGATGGCATTCAATCCGAAGACCGGCCAGTATTCTCCGATTGGTTCCGCTGGCGGTATGCCGATGCAGAGCAAGGAACAGGCGCAGCGCGGCCAGGATGCGACGGCGGTTATGGAACTGACCGACGAGGCCGCTCCGCTATTGCCGAAAGCGCCCGGCAGCTATTTCGGCATGATCGGAAACCATATCGGACGGGCTGTCGGGGCTGATACCGATGCAACCAAGGCACAGGCGCAGCTTGATGTTCTATCCGGGGCATTGATTGCCAAGATGCCAAAGATGAGCGGGCCGCAGTCAGACAAGGATGTTTTGCTATACAAGGCGATGGCCGGCAATCTGAACGATCCGACGCTTCCCGCTTCAGCCAAAGAGGCGGCCATGAAAACGCTGCGCAGCCTCAACGAGAAATACGCGACCGGCTATCAAGGCGGGCAGCATGGAGGCGCATCGGCGCAGGCTATCGGAGAGGCAAAGCAGGCCATCGCTTCAGGCGCTCCCCGCGATGCTGTCGTGCGTCGTCTTGAACAATTCGGCGTCACCAACCACGGACTATAAATCATGGGCATGTTTGATGATCTGGTGCCTGCTCAATCGGCGCAGCCGAAGCAGGAGAAGGGCGCACTCGACTGGATTGCCGACACCTTCGGGCCAAACGGAAATCTACGCGGCTCGGCTATTGGTGGCGTCATGCAGGGCATGGCTGATCCGGTGGTCGGTGCTGTGCAGACGGTGGCGAATCTTCCGGGGGTCAAGGGGCTGTTCGGTGACTTGGTGAATAACGCCGTCAAGTCGAAGGACGCTGAATATGAAGCGGCAAGAGCAGAAGCGGGGCGGGGCGGGGTAGATGCTTCGCGGCTGGTCGGAAACGTTGCTAGCCCGGTCAATCTGATCGCTGCGGCCAAGGTTCCGCTTGCCGCGACAACGATGGGGCGCATTGGTCAAGGGGCGGCGCTTGGTGGGGCTTCTGGAGCAATGGAGCCAGTTACCAACACTGAAAAATTCTGGCCTGAAAAGCTGAAGCAAGTAGGCGCAGGAACGCTTGGCGGGGCAGTTGCTACGCCTATCCTCGGCAAGTTTGGCGACAAGCTGGCCCGCAAGTCATCGGCAGGGGTAGCGCAGGCAACGCAGCAGGAAATTGATGCGGCGGTCGATTCGGCATTGCAAGGCACCGGGCAGACTGCCGCTGACCTTTCCCCGCAGATGCTTCAAGGTTTGCGCGACGAGGTATCCAAGGCATTCAGCGGCGGGCAGAAGCTAGACGCTGCAGCGCTGCTCAGAAAGAAGGATTTCGAGGCGGTTGGCATTGATCCGCTGCTCGGGCAGATCACCCGCGACCCTATGCAGTTTGCTCAAGAACTAAACCTGCGTGGGGTTTCTGGGGTAGGCGACCCGATTGCGGCCAGGTTGAATGGTCAGGCATTGGCGCTGAAAAATGGCGTCGGGCAATTTGCGGGCGATGCTGCGGAGTCGTTCAAGGCGGGCGAACAACTCAGCACATCGCTTAAGGGCATTGACGACTCAATGCGTCAGCGGGTGTCTGGGCTTTACCAAGCGGCGCGCAACGATGCCGGCAAGGACTTGGACGTTCCGCTTCAAGGCTTGGCACAGGATTACGCGCAAATCCTTCAGGACTTTGGCGACAAGGTGCCATCTGGCGTTCGTAATAACCTGAACGCCCTTGGACTCGACCCGCTTAACCCGTCGAACCAGAAGAAGCTATTCACCATCGAGGATGCTGACAAGCTGCTCAAGGTGATCAACCAGAACGACCCAGGCATGGCTGACAAGCCCATGTCGACGGCGCTGACCAGCTTGCGTAACGCGGTCAAGAATGCAGTCTTGTCTGCTGATGCGACAGGCGGCCCGTTCAAGCCTGCGGTCGATGCTGCAGCGCAACGATTCCGGCTGCACGAAGCCATCCCGTCACTAGAGGCCGCAGCAAACGGCACGACTGCGGCTGATGACTTCGTGAAGCGCTTCGTCATCAATGGCAAGGTCAATGATGTGCAAGGGATGGGCAAATTGCTGGCATCGGTCGACAAGGACGCTTATCAGCAAGCACGGTCACAACTCGGGGCTGATCTTCAACGCGCAGCGTTTGGCGAGAACATGGCCGGAGACAAGGGGTTTGCACAGGAACGATTCAACAAGCGACTGCGCGAACTCGGCACCGACAAGCTGTCGGCTTTCTTCTCGCCGGAAGAGATTGCAAACCTGAAAACATTGGGCCGGGTCGGTTCTTACATCACCTCTCAGCCAGCAGGGTCAGCAGTGAATAACAGCAACACAAGCTCTGCGCTGTTCAATCTGGCAACCAAACTGCCAGGCGGCGGGATGCTCGGAAACGTAGCGTCAGGAATCAACGCGGTGACTCGTTCCGTCAAGAACGCGGCCACGGCTAAGAACGCCCTTGCTGCCGAAGTCCCGGTCAGTGCTGCCGACCTCACGCCCCAGCAAGCCAACATCCTCGCACTCATTCTTGGAGGTGGGGCTATCGGGGCGGGGGCTGCGTCTTCCGGGCTTGTGCGACAGTAAAAAGGCGTAAAAGGCGATGCCTACGGGCATCGTCAAATACTTGAGCCATTCGTAATCCATCGGGAAAGTATAGGCCAATAAATGAGACTTCCACAGCCACCACGCAAGGATGATGTCAGGTTCGACGACTGGACCGCGCAACTGCAGAAACACGTTTCATCGCTGACGCCGGAAAACCTGTCGCTTAAGGCGCTCGGCAACTATGCCAACGACGCAGCAGCAGCAACAGGAGGCGTGCAGATCGGCGGCATGTACCGGAACGGATCGGTTCTCATGGTGCGGGTGTCGTGATGCCGGCGACCGTTACCGACCTGTCAGAATGGAAAGCAAGCCATACGCCAGCGGTTCGCTGCATGACGGCAATGCAGCGGTGTTGGTGGAATTGGGCCGCGCTTGCATGGTCGCCGTGGTGGATGAACAGGCGCTAAATCTGGTTCAATAACTCGATGGTAAGCTACTGATTATTAAAGGCGCAAATTGTGATTATTTGGGCCTTTTTCTATAGCGAAACATCCATACCTTGACGAACTGCGCGCTCAAAGATGTCACCCAAGTCGGCTCCGGTGATTCGGCTACGCACTGCGTCATATATTGCTTGGTAGCTATCCATCTCACACCTCCTTCACGAACTTGCGCCATTCGCCGGCTCTGACGCGTTCAGCAATATCTGTTAGGTCGTAATCTTCCAGATAGGTCAAAGCACAAGCCTCCACGACTCGCTGCTCGGCCTTGGCGAGTTGATCCTTGTGCGAAGCGTGCATAGACTCGATTGCGTCTGCTGTTAGCAAGCGTTCGCGCTTCATCCGCTGGATTTCTTCCTGCGCGGCGGCGAGTTGGGCGCGGAGTTCTGAAACTTCGTCGAACACACTTGCATGCGAACCACCACCATCAAAGCAGCGCGATTGAAGCTGCGCGTATTCTTCGCTTTCCGATTCAAGTCGATCAATCTCTTCCTCCAGTGGCTTTGTTGCCTTGAGAATGGCTGCGGCTACTTGGTCGGAGGTGTAGAGACCATGCCACTTACCGCCGTGAGGACAGCTATCTAGCTTAGTAATTCCGGGGGCTGTAAATCGCCAAGCAACCGGCTCCCCGACTTCATTCAGCAATTCCGCCTTGTAGGAGGAGATGGCTGCTTTCTCTACTGCTCGTGCAAAATGCTCACGGTCTGGGTAGCACTGCGACATGCTCATAATGTCGGAAAGCGCAAGGATTTGTTCGATTGTTTGGGTCATTTGTTTTTACCATTAGCAAAAGTGGCTATCAGAAGGAAGGTCGTCAAACAATCCGGCAGGCGGCAGCATTGCTGCGTCAATAGCTGCGTCAAGGTCATCACCGTTCAAAACGATGTTGATTGGCGTCATTCCAGCAAACACTCCACCGTTTTCTATTGTTTCCAAGTCTCGTTGGCGCAGGTATGCATAGCGCAATGCATACTGCGTTACCTGTTCTGGCGTCAGCGCACAATTGCATTCGCTGCAACTATTACCGCAAAGCGGCGAAATGCAAAGAGCGGCAAATTTAGATTGGCTCATGATTGCTTAAACTCCTTCCATGCCCCGTTTCGGATGACCTCAGCAAACTCAATACCAGTTGCAGGAATATTGTTTCTCTGAAATGCTACAAACTTAGCAATCGCCTCCGCAGTCTCATTGGCGATTTGTTCTGCTGTGGGTGGGAGAGTGTAGAGCTTGGTCCCTGGCTGGGGGAAAGACCAGGTGTTGTAAGGATCAACACCAATAGCCAGCACGTTCATATAGCTGTTATGTTCCCCTGGAAATAGGGCTAAAACCTCTGCCACCGGCTCGCTCTCAACCAGCCCAGCCCCGCAACCAGAGCAGTTATCAGGCGAGCATCCGGCACACCAGTTATGGTTTGACTCGGGTTGCGTGGCGGCGTCTAGCATGTCGCTATGAACTGGATCAATGCCCACAACGTGCTCATTCCAACAACCAGAGCAGTTATCAGGCGAGCATCCGGCGCACCAATTGGGGTTTGGCTCTCTCGGCACGAGCACGTGGGTTTCAGGGTTGTAGGTGATGGTTTTCATTTCATCTGCTCTCCAATAGCTGCTGCTACACGAACGATTGCGCGGCGGGTGGTGGCGTAGGGGTCGTTGCCTTCTTCGATCGCATTTGCCAATGTGTGGCGAAATGAAATTACATCCGCTCGATGTTTATTAAACACTGGAATGCTGATACCCATGTTCAACGCCACCGCCAGCCGCAGCGCATCACCGTCGTCGGTTAGTGGGTTCCATCGATGACCATCAACATAAAAAAGGTCTATGCCAATTGGCGATATTTCTTTACGAAACGCATACAGGGCAGCCTTCGCCGCCAGTTCTAGCAGTTCGTTGTCCGTCATTTCGTCGCCCCCAACTCACTCTCTAGGTTTATTGGCAATCTGCGGACGGCACGAGCGCGGAGCTCGTGGCTGCGGTAGAGGATGTCATGGCTGCCGTAGTAGAAGTCCTGATACCAAGCCCAGCCGGACTCGGCGTGGTGGATCTCGTTGCTCCAGTACCAGTCCTTCTTGAACTGGTCGCGGTGATTGGCCCACAGCATGGCCTGCTCGATGCGGGTGGGCAGGTCACCGCCGATTCTCTTAGCCCATTCGAGCTGAGATTTGTGTGTAGCGTCGTCGTTGTCGCCCGGCAGCAGGATGACGTGGCGCAGGTTGCCCAAGGCGTTGCCGATGCAACCGACGTAGCTTTCGCCTTCAGAAAGTTCTGGTAAGTTGATGTTCATTTCTCTTCTCCCGGCTTGACGATGAGTTTGTGCTTTCCAACGTTAAGCAACTTTTCGCCATTAAAATGGTAAGGGCCTTCATAACTATCAACTACTTCAACCCACGCCACCACAGGCGCATCACGGTACTTGGCGAGTTCGGCTGCCAATCTGTTGTACTCAAGGCACCGATTGTTCTGACAAGGCCGCTTGCCTAGCTGGCCATCCATGGTGGTGCACAGGTCTTTCAGCCGCTCAATCTCATCCAGCCTCTTCGCAGCAAGCTCTTGATATTCCCGCATCGTCTGCTCGGTTGAGGTCAGGTTATGATTCAGGCGCTCGTTTTCTGCGAGCAGGGATTCGATGGCGTCAGCTACACGCACCTGCTCTACATAGGTAAGGTGCCGTTCTCGCAGGAGTTCAATCAGTTCTTGATAATCCACAATTACTATCTCCAAAATAATTCATCGTAATGGTTTCGGATGCGCGTCATTGCCCTCTCCACAATCCCCGCACCCGCGCCCACTGGTGGCGGTCGCAGTCGTGGCCGAGTGCCTTGTATGTCCGGCCTGCCTCGCGGTCTGCATCGTCGCGCTCAAAGGCCTCTTCGATGTCGAGGCGCACAATCCTCTGCGTGCTGGGCGACAGCAGCGGCCAAGTCTTGATCAGCCAGTCGGCGCAGTCGCTGACAATGTAGTTCATGCGGCCAAGACAGTAGCGCGTCGCAGCGATGACCATGAGGTGGTCGTGGCCGGATAGGGCGTCCAGCGTGTCGACCGCAAAATCAATCAGCAGGCCAAGCTCTTTCGGGTCAGGCCCTGTTTCGCCGATGTCCTCTTCGCCTCGCCGCCAACGGTTGTACTGGCGTAGCTTTTGAGCGCAATCGGCAATGTCGGTTGGCAATAGATGGGCATCGCTGCCGTCGAATAGTTGGCCGTGTGTTTTCATGCCGCCCTCTTCAATCCAAGCCGTTCAAATTCAATTTCAATCCGAGTCGTATCAACCGCGTTTGATACCTCGTTCCAGGTGCAGCGGATCATCCTGTCCTCGATGATTTGCAGCGTTTCCCATGCCTTGCGAGCCTTGGCAACGGTCATCAGCTTGCCCTTACGCAGATCAGAGGCGACATGCCGCAGCGGGTCTAGATCAACATCGGGGAGCAGCCGGCCCATGGCAGCCACAAAGCCTTCGATACAGGCGTCGAGCGCTTCCCAGCTATCGTTATGCGGCAAGCGGGTGATTGGTGTGTTGTTGTCGTCGACCTCGACGCTGCCTTGCAAAATAGACGCGAACGCCTTGGTGATAGGCTCCATGAAGGACTTTACGCGGCGGCGTTCGAGTGGTTTATCTTTGGCTGCTTTGCATTTCGCGATGATCGCGGCGCGGCGCAGTTGGGCGCGGGTCATTGCCATCA